TTTTAGTAATTTTCTTTTAACATCACTAACAGTGGTGTTGTAGTTTTCCATTCTGATGATTTTTAAACCACCAAAATTTTCTCTTTCTTGACATTCACGTGCCTTCGCGATTGTCTGTAATTTCATTTCAGGTGATTCAGTCTGTTGGTCAGAACTAAAACCAGACCAACAAGTGAAATGTTTCTGTCTAATTTGTGTTTGAGTATCTTCGAAAAATATTTGTACTACTTTGTGACCAGTGTTTGCTGCGGTGTTAGCAAACTTTGTCAAAATAGTTGATTTACCAACACCTGTGGGTGCTAGTATCATACCTAACTCACCTGTACCAATACCACCTTTTAAAAGATCATCCAATCCACTTATACCTGTTGGTATAGGTATTCTTGGATCGATATCTAATGCATTGTCAAGGTCATCGAATATATCAACGATATCATCGTCTGTAGCTCCCACTTGTAGTGACGTATTAACCATATCCGCAATTTTGTCATATGACTCAAAATCTCCTTTATCAATGATTTTTAATGCCTCACTCATTGTTTTTCTTAAATTTTGTTGTTTACAAAAGTTAAGTGCCGTGTCCTTTACATATGTCTGACCCACTACAACCTCTTCTAAGTTCTCTATTGAATGTAGTGTCTCACTATGTAACCTACCTGCTAGTGGATTATTTGACGTTTCAGTCATTATCTTCTGTTTAAGAGTCTCGTATGTCGGAATAGTTTTATATATATCCTGTAACTCTTTTACATGTGTAATAATATATTTAAATGAATTATTGTCAAAGTACCTACTTTCTAAAACCTCCATTATTTGTTCACCATATTTGGCGTCTTCAATAATTGATTTTATTAATGCTTGTTGGAATTGATTTCCTAATTTTCCGAAGTTCATCTCACTCATAGTACTTTAGTTTTGTTGTAAATTATAATTCATATATTTTGTTGTTATATCCTCTAAAGAGAAGGTCTCACTTAGTCCACCTAATACTCTTCTTAAGATCGGTCGAATGTCCACAGAATATCTCACTTTAGGGTGATAGATATGTGCAGGGAATGCTCTTGAAATAAATACATCGTCATTCTGCTTAATCTCTACTCTGAAGTATTCATCTGGGTCCGGACCTTCGTTGTTGGAAGGGTCGAAAACGGGAAAATAATGTTGATCTTTGTGTAGATAATCCAAAGTTTTTTGTTTCAAATTTTCTTCGATTTCTTCACAAATATTTTTCACATCGTAGTGAAGATTCAAAGATCTTTTAACTTTTGGGTTAAATCCTCTGACATTAAAGAACCTCTGACAGATAATATTATCATTCAAGGTTAGTAGAAATTCAAGTTTTGTAGTTTCGTTGTTACTCATTTGTTTTAATTTTTATAACTCTTTTATTTTTTTCCTTACGTGTTAAACGTAAGAAAGGATTAAGGAACTTTATCCACGCGTCATCTGATTTAGGTAGAACTGTAAATATCCCATCCTCCATCATCATCTTCATCGTGTTCTTATAGGATCTTCCTTCGGGATCCAATTTTTCGTGTATAAGGTCTGTGATTGTTTCTCTCGCTACATCCGTGAGAAACGGTTGATCTAAACTTACGATACTCTCATTGAGGTTAAAAAATTCTTCCCCGAAAACACCGTATTTAGTAACACCTGTAAGTAAGTTTTTGACAGTATTATTATACTTATCCTCTTCAAATAACTTATTACATTTTTCAATAACATATTCAATACCTAGTGGGGTGTCTTTCAATTCAGGGAATAACTTAATGAACTTCTTAATGCCCATGTTTTTAATCCCCGCAATATTGTCCGATCTATCCCCACAAACTATTTTAACGATTTTAACGTTCTGTATGTGTATTTCTTGGTGTTCGTATAGTATTATATCATTTTGACCGTAAAGTTTCCTGTGTGAAGGGTTATATACCTTAGTGGTGTCAGAAACTAACTGTGCTAGGTCCCCATCTGAAGAATAGACTATTGTGTTTTCGTTTGATTGTTGAGAGTAGTATGCGATACAGTCGTCTGTCTCACAAAATTCAAACTCACCTTGTCTTACGTATAATTCTTCTAAGTATTGTTGGACTCTTCTTCTTTGTCTTGTGTATGACTCTTTTTCTTTGTCGGTACGAATTCGTTGTCTTCTATTCTCTTTGTATCTATGATACATTTTTCTTCTTGTCGCGGATCCATCTTCTCCGTCCCAAAAGACAACTATTTTGTCTAACCTATAAAGTTCAAATGATTTTCTTAAAGTATTAATGAAATGATATATACCACCAATATGGTCACCCTTATAGAAGTAATTTTTTACTCCATAAAATCCGATTGTAAGTAAGTTATCTCCGTCTACTAATAATACTGACATTTTTACCTTTTATAGGTTCAACAATTCTATACCTCCTCTTTGATGTCGAAGTCACCCTCGATACCCAATTGGTCTTTCCAAAACTCTGCGTGTTCCTTTTTGTATCCCTCTAAGGATTTCTTTTCCTCAGTAGAATCTTTTCCACTTAGAAACCCGTGTGCGGTCACAATGATTCTACCATCTTCATATCCAAGACCATTTACATGGTTTTTCATGATAGAAATCTTCGTTCTTGTTGCGAATTTTACCTTTCTCTTGTCTTTAACTGCAGAGATAGGGTTAGTACCCGCATTTTTCTGATTACCAAACCTAAATACAAGTGTGGAGTTTAACCATATTGATTCACCACCCTTTGCCTTAATTTTTGGTTGACTAAATGGGTTATCAGGAAGTTCAACCCATGGTTGATTAACAATAACAAGTGTATTTGTATATTCTGAATCAACTCGTCTTGAACCTGAAATTCTCTGATTTAATCCCATACCGATTTTATCGGCTAACGTCGATGCATTATGTTGTTTACCCCCTTTACCATCAAATGTCATTTTACATGGTACGGACCCAACCGAATCCCACAAGAATAGTAAATCATATTCTAATTCACCTTTCTTCTGAGCGTCTAATAATTCATTTATGTAATCAGTAATTTGTTCTATATATTGAAATTCATTATTGAATAAGAAAAATCCATCGTATTCAATTTCTCCTGTTTCTTCATCAACTGTTTCTTCAATATCAAGACCCATTAATTTTGCGTGTGGAAAATCCCACTTCTGTTCTGTAATTACAAAAACAGGAAGTACACCTTTCTTCTGTGCGTCGACTGCGGTTTTAACAAGTGCCGTTGTTTTACCTGTATCTGAGTGTCCTAAAAACATATTAATATGTCCCATGGACGGACCTGGTAATCCTGTAGCATCTAAAAACGCATCACCTAAATCAAAAAACTTATCAGACTTAAACTTCGCCTGTTTAGAGAACTTTGATTTGATACTTTTAAAATCTTTTTTCTTAATTGCCATATTCTTTTTTAAAATGGACCCACCCGTAGGGACCGACTAATCGGTTTTTCTTACTCCACCAGATGTTTCCATCAATAATTGTTTTGGGTGGGTCCGTGTTAATTAAAATGGTAGGTTGTCGTCTACTTTTGTTGTTGATTGTGGATCTTCCACTTCTACCTTAGGTGTCATTGATGATCCTCCAAATGTTTCCTCACCACCCATAGAAGATATAAACTTCTTAGCGTCTTTATCCCAAACAGGGTTTTCACCTGATGCTACCAATTGTAAGTACTCAAGAGGTTTAACAGAGTAAACATCTCTCCATGTTTGTGGGTCATTAACCCATCCGTTACTTACTTCAGGATCAGTATGTAAACCTGACTTATCTTCTTGAATAATTGAGTTGATAGTAGTGTATTCTCTACCATTGTTTGCCTTAGTTACGGCTAACGATAGTATTAAATCTCTACCTTCAACAACATCTGTAATATCACCTTTACTTCTAATGATAGGTATAATTTTATCTAAATTACCATCACCTTTGTAGTTGTGTTTGAATCTCCAAAATTTTGGACCATCTTGTTCGTTATCTCTATCGATAACTTTGACTATATAGAATTTTTTTGCTCTATAATTTCTTGCCAAGATTTTGTCATCCTCACTTCCTGTTGATAATAAACTTTGTCTTACCTCGTTTAACGGAGATACGTCACCATCTTGTGATGGATCATAAAGTTTTAACCATTTCCCATCTACTTGTACTTCATGGAATGCGATTTCTTGGAACGGACTTGTACCGTCAGTTGTTGGGAGAATTCTAATTCTCTTTTGTCCTGATTGTGTTCCTTTAGGAAGAATTGTAGTGAAGTACTTTTTAAGTCTTTCCTCACTGGAAATTCTGTTGCCGCCTGCGGCTGGTTGCGTGTTTTTCTCATACTGAGAAAGAATTGCGTCGATTGAACTCATAATTTTTAAATTTTAATTTATTAATGTTATATAAAAAAGATACACAAAAAAAGTCCAAGAGTCAACCCCTTGAACTTTATTAATTTTTTTATATGTAGTATTTTTTACTTAAGTGTCAGTAAATAAGATAGTTTGTTGATCTGAGCTAACATTTCGTCTTTAATATTAAGTAGATCTGTGTCTTTCGGATTTATTTCTATTTGTTGTAAACTACTCCTCACAGTCTTGATCATTCCAAGTACGTCAACATCAGAAAGGTTTTGAATAGATATGTGTGTTTCTTCTTCCTCTTATTTAAATCTACCGTAGATACCCATCGCAATTTCGACAAAATTATCTATAAGACCATCTAACACATTATAAGTCTCTCCAAAAGATATGTGTTTTGCGTGACTCTTAGTTTGCCAATGTAGTACTTTAAGTTGTGATTGTACTTCAAGAAAGAATTTTACATTACCACTCAACCTCATTTTCATCAGGTTTTTCTTGGTTGAATGAATCTCTCATTTCTCCTGGGTTATAATCCGCCACATCTTGTTTGGTTATGACGTATTCATTTTTACCACTCGCTTTCATATCAAGTTGTTTCTGTGAGAAAAACTCAGAAGGATTCTGATTAAATGGGTATGAATCCAACGACCTCATCTCAAGTCTTTCCTGAGGTGTAGGTTCTTTCATGTCCTCAACCTTAGATTCTAAACCATCTATTTTGGTTATTACGTTATCCATTTGAGATAATTTACTCTCTAAATCATCTAATTTAGAAAAAAGGTCACCCATTTTACCCATAACTTGGTCATTATCACTTTTAGACGAATCTAAATCGTTTTTAATATTTTGAGTCATGTTAACAAGATCTGTAATATCTACCTCTTCTACGTCTGGTTCGATACCACCGTCTACTGGTTCCTCCGCAGGAATATCATCTACAGGTCCCTCAGCAGGAATGTCATCTACAGGGGCATCACCAACAGGTTCTTCCGCAGGAATGTCATCTACAGGTTCCTCTACAGGAATATCATCTATAGGTTCTTCTTGTTCTTGTATTAAATTTTTACCGTACTTATTAATACTACGGTATCTCATTAATTCTTCGTGTAGTTGTTTTTCTAAATTCATCTTTTAATCTCTTAATAATTGTCTACCGTCTTCGGTAATATATTTTTTATTAATTCTTTCTACAAGACCATCTTTACTTTTAATAGTGTAACATTCACCAGTGTTCATGTCACAAACTTCTTGTTCCGTTCCTTCCTCATTGAGGTTCTTAACCGTCTTGTTTTTTAAAAAACCGTCAATTGCGGATCCTATTTTGATATTGCTCATAATATTCTTTTTATTATAAATATCAAGTTTTTACTAATTGTCCTCTTTATAGGATATTAAAATAAATAACGTCACCTTCTTGAAGTTTTAAATCCTTCATTAGTTGTTTAGATAGTGCAATTCCACTGTATAATGCACCATCACCAATATTCAATTTAGAACCCCCCTGATCTGCGGGTCCTGTTATTTGTCTTGTGGCTCCTCCAGAATTGTCTAACACGGATGAACTTTCAATGGTTTTTCTTCTACCGTTTTTTGGATTAAAGAATTCTGTGGATGCAGAAGTAAGTAAATAATCTGACACTTGCGACGGTGTTGTATTGTTTTTCTTTGTCATGTATGGAGAATAAAAGTTCAATCTATAGAAATAATTACTAGATTGGTTTATCTCAGTGAATGGAACTTTACTAGGATTAACGGTTATTGATGACGATACCTGTGTGGGTAAGGACATGTTTAGGTTAGTTGGTCCATCGAATTTAGTAACGATACTTCTAAAATAAGTCTTATTCTTATATCTTACTTTCTGTATTGACAAGATGTTTTTATAACCATTGTATGGTACCCCCAAATTAGTTACACCAGATTCTTTAATTAGTTCTTCTCCCTCTATAATCTTATTACCTCTATCGGTCTTAAAATTACCTTCAGATGTTGATATGATTTCCGTAGTGTCGGTTTGATTTAGTGATTTAATCTTAGCCAACGCACTTTTCATTATCTTATCATACATAACTCTATATGATGCAGTAAAGGATTCTTTTGGGTCAGGTAAACTCGCCTTTGGCATCCTAACTCCTTTAAAATTTGTTTTAATTTGGTTGTTTTCTATTCTATGGGATACCTCCACAATCCAATATGCCCCCTCGAATAAAGGAACATTTTTAAGTTGGAAATACATGGTAGGTTGAATCATGACATTACCCATACATTCTACCGTACATTCATAAGATCTTACCTTATATATGTCGTATAGATTTGTACTAACTTGTGCAACCCCCGATCCTGATTCCGATCTTGCTGTGTTCTCTAACGCAACATTACTTTCAAAAGTCTCTTTGAATTGTGATTGGTCTAAACTAATTGATTTAAATATCCCTTGATTTTGATCACCAAAACTAACCTCAAATGCAACCACTTTATTGGAATTTTTAAAATTTTCTTGTTCAAAGTAATTTGGTTCGGTTATTAATACAGGATTATTGTTTGTATCACCTACATTAAATGTATCATTCTTGTACTTATATTCTTCACTAATTGTTGATGTGTCAATATGAGATGAGGGTTTACCAACGTATTGAACGATCATTTTAGGGGTTGAATGTTCAACATCAACATCTAAAAATTTACCAAATAATAACGATGCAACCTCTTCAGATTTTTTTATTTTAGTCTTACCCGATCTGTTACCGTAAAAATTAACATATGCTGGAAGTGGCCTAAAATCTAAATTATTTCCTGATAACATCTGAGAAATAACATTGTATAGTTTTAAATTTTGACTTTCCGCCTTTTCAAAAACCTCAAGTCTTTTTACATCATAAAACAAATCATCACCAATATCTTTATTCGCCTTATCCAAAAATAAGAACTCTTCCATTAGTAACCTTTGTCCTATTGAATTTCCTGAAGACCACCTATCGTTAAAGAGTTTAAACATACTATATGTTTCCAATTTTAAAGGATCCATACCGAATGTTCTCAATACACCTAAGTTATTGTTTTTATCTTTACGTCTTTTTAAACCAGGGAATTGAGCCAATAATCTAGTGATAAAGGAAATTACCCTTTCTTCAAACGGTAATGCAATTGATTCATTCAAATATGTAACAAACCTATCCCTATTTAACTCACCCCCATTCTTTCTATATCCCGCATAAATTTGAATTATTGATCTATAGTGTATTATATTTTCTTCATTTAAGACCATGTCGTTTAACGGAAAGAATTCCTCATAATATC